CCGCCGCCGACGCGGCCAGCCTCGCCCTGGCCTGGATCGCGACCGGCGGCAGCGCCGCGGGCCCGGTCGCCGAGGCAGCGGGAGCGCTGCTGGATGCGCTGGGCGCCGTGCCGCGATGATGGCGCGGCTGCGCTCGGCCTGGCAGGTGCTGCGCGGCTACGCCGCGGCGCAGGACAGCCGCGCCTCCGCCTGGGCGCCCTCCGGCGGCAGCGCGACGGCCGAGGTAGGCGCCGCCGCGCCCACCGTCGCGCGCCGCGCCCGCGATGCCGTCCGCAACGATCCCTACGCCGCGCGCATCGTCGATCTCTGGACCGGCAATGCAGTCGGCGCCGGCATCACCACGCGCTGGCCGGATAAGGCGCACGCCGAGGCCTGGCGCCGCTGGTCGGACAGCACGGCCTGCGACGCCGAGGGCCGTCTCGACCTCTATGGCTTGCAGGCCCTGGTCATGCGGGCGGTTGTGGAGAGCGGCGAATGCTTCGTTCGCCTGCTGCCGGCCGAGATCACGCTAGCCAATCCGATCGGCCTGCGGCTGCAGGTGCTGGAGAGCGATCACCTCGATACCGCCCGCACTGGCATTGTGGAGGGGGCGCCGACCATCCAGGGCATCGCGCTCGGGGAGGCCGGTGAGCCAGTCGGCTACTGGCTTCATCGCGTGCACCCCGGCGCATCCTGGGTTCTGCCGGGCGGTGTGACCTGGCTCAGCAGCCAGCGCGTGCCGGCGCGCGACGTGCTGCACATCTATCGCAAGCGCCGCCCCGGCCAGCTGCGCGACGTGTCCTGGCTCGCCCCGGTCCTGACCCGCCTGCGCGACCTCGGCGACTATGAGGCCGCGCTGCTGATGAAGGCCAAGATCGAGGCGTGCCTTGCCGCGGTGGTTTCGGAGGACGGGGACGAGGCCATGACCGGCCCGGCGTCGGGCCTGCTGCGCGACGCGCAGGGGCGCACGGTGGAGAGCTTCGAGCCCGGGATGATCCTGTATCGCCGTGGGATGGGCTCGGTGGAGGTAGTGAATCCGAGTGGGGGCGGCAGCCACGCTGCCTTCGCGCGGCGCGCGCTGGAAGCCTCCGCCGTTGGCACCGGCCTGACCTACGACCAGGTCGCCGGCGACCTGACCCAGGCGAACTACTCCAGCCTGCGGGCCGGCAAGATCGAGTTTCGCCGCCTCTGCGAGCAGGTCCAGTACGGCATGCTCATCCCGATGCTGGTGCGCCCCATCGCGGACCGCTTCCACGCGCAGGGCGCGCTGCTCGGGCTGTGGGGCGCCGACGTGCCCGATGGCCTGTCCCATGTCCCGCCCGCGCACGAGATGATCGACCCGCTGAAGGACACGACGGCGCTGATCGCGCAGGTCCGCGCCGGCTTCGTGCCGCAGCCGGAGGCGGTGGGCGCCTTTGGCTACGACTTCCGCCAGGCGGTCGAGATGATCCGTGAGGCGAACGCCCTGCTCGACGAGGCCGGCATCTCCCTGGACACGGACACGCGCCGCGTCGCGAAGTCCGGCGCTGCGCAGGATGCCGCGCAGATGGCCGCCGTCGAGATCGCCGCCACCGGCGCCGCCGCGCCGCCACGGCCCAATCCAACTCGTGGAGACCCCGCATGACGGCCGGCGCATATGATCCCGTCGAGGACATGCTCAAAGTGAAGTCCGTCCAGAAGAAATGGCGCGACAGCTTTACCGGCGCGGACCTCAACCCGGGGCGATGGACCAGCCAGATCGGCAGCGGCGCGACGATCAGCGTCGCCAGCGGCGCCCTCACGATGGCGAGCGGCACCATCGCGGACGCCGAGAGCTGGGTGCTCAGCACCGAGACCTTTACCGTGCCCTTCCGGGTTTCGATCGGGCTGACGCTCTCGCAGCGCATCGCCAGCCAGAGCTTCTGGATTGAAGCCGTCAGCGTGAACCGAGAGACGGGTCTGCCGGACGGGCTGCACGCTCTCAGCCTGCTCTTCGACGGCATCACCGCCACCCAGGCGAAGTACGAAGTGCAGAATGGCGGCCTCGCCCGCCTGACTTCGGCCGCCGTCACCTTCCCAAGCACGGCGGCGAACGGCGTCTACGAGATCGAGCCCTTCGCCGATGAGGCGTGGTTCCATGGCGGCACGCTCGACGCCACCACCGGCCGGGCCAATTCCTACCGCCGGCACCAGCAGATCCCGGATCCCAACGCGCTCTACAAGGTCCGGCTGCGCTGGCTGAACGGGGCCACGCCGCCGGCCAGCAGCACAAATGCCGTGGTGCAGTACATCGCCGTGCAGGACTATGCCGAGCTCACGGCCGAGATCACCGCCGGCCGCGGCCAGTCGGTGGCCGGGCAGAGCGTGGCCGTCGGCGTGGTCAGCATGCCGGCGGTGAGTGCGGTGGGCGGCCAGGCGCGCAACACCTCGGGCGCGGTGCCGGTGCTGGCCGCCACCGGCTACTCGGCCAACCCGGCCGCGGTGACCACCGCGCGCGGCGTCGATCTGCTGGCGACGCTGATCGGGGCGCTGGTCACCAAGCCCTACGCCATCCCAGAGGCCGACTGGCAGTACGCCGGCCCGATCGCTGGGCTCACCACGGCCGTCGACACGGTGGCCCGGGCGGCGGCCGGCGCGGGGATCCGCAACTACGTGACGGGGCTGCAGGTGCAGAACACCTCCGCCACGGCCAGCGAGTTCCAGATCAAGGATGGCGCCACGGTGCTCTGGCGATGCCTGCTGCCGGCGAACAGCGCCTTCCTCGACATCACCTTCCCGACCCCGCTGCGGGGGACGGCCAGCACGGTGCTGAACATCCAGGCGGTCACCGCCGGCAGCGTCGTGGTCGCCAATCTGCAGGGTTACGCCGCGCCGTAGGGCGCTCCGCCAGGACAACCGCATGACCGAGACCACCGAGCCAGCCGGGGCAGCCCCCGCGCCGGAACCCTTTGCCGCGCCCGATCGAGTTCCCACCGCGGGGCAATCGATCACGGCGCACCGCGCCCTGGCCGCGCCGGCCACTGTCGATCGCGTCGCGCGCACGGTCGAGGTGGTGTGGAGCACCGGCGCGCGTGCGCGCAACTACGTCCCCGCCCTCGGCCTGATCACCGAGGAGTTGGACATGTCGCCCAATGCGGTTCGCATGGACGGGCTGCGCTCGGGCCAGGCACCGGTGCTGAACACCCATCGGCGCGGCGATGCCCGCGACGTGCTCGGCCGCATCACCGCCGCCCGCCTCGAGCGCGGCCGCGGCTATGCCACGCTGCAGTTCTCCGCCGCAGCCGACGTCGAGCCGGTCTGGCAGCGCATCGCCGACGGCACGCTGCGCGCGGTCAGCGTCGGCTATCGCGTGCACCGCTACGAGCCGCGGCCCGATGCCACCACCGGCGAGACCGTCCACCGCGCGGTGGATTGGGAGCCCTTCGAAATCTCCGTCGTGCCGATCCCGGTGGATCGCGACGCCGCTGTGCGCGGACAGGGCGACCAGGGCGTCCCTGTCCCCGCGATCGAACCCACCCTGTCCGCTGAGGATCACCCCATGCCCGAGACCACACCGGAAGCCCCGGCTGCTGCCCCGCTCCAGGAGACACCCGTGACCACCACGCCCGCCGCTTCGTCTGCTGCCCCCGTTCCCGAACCCACCCGCGCCGCGCCCGATCTCGACGCTGTCCGCGCCGAAGCCCAGCGCGCCGAACGCGAGCGCCTCGTCGGCATCGACGCCGCCATCGAGGCCGCCCGCGCCCTGGTGCCGGCCGAGCGCATCCCACCCATCCGCGCCGAGGCGATCGAACGGGGTTGGTCGGCGGATCAGGTCCGCCGCGCCCTGTTCGACATCCTGGTCGCAGCGGCTCCGAGGCCTTCTCTGCCCGCCCGTCCCGAGACCGGTCCTGGCCAGGACGACCCCGCCCTGCTGATCGATGCCATGGCCGAGGCGCTCGCCGCCCGCTCGATGCCGGGCTACCAGCCCAAGGGGAATGGCCGCCATGCGGAGTTCATGGGCTGGCGCCCCTCCGACATGGTGGGCGAGCTGCTGCGCGCCCGCGGCGAGCGGAACGTCCCGCGCAATCCGACCCTGCTGGCCGAGCGCGCCTTCCACACCACATCCGACTTCCCGCTGCTGCTCTCGGCCGCGGCCAACAAGATGCTGCTCGCCGCCTATCAGCCCGCGCAGCCCTCCTATCGCCAGATCTTTCTTCGCCGCGATTTCCGGGACTTCAAGCCGCACCGCCACCTTCGCGTCGGCGATTTTCCGACGCTGTTGCCGCTACTGGAGAATGGCGAGATCCAGGCCGGGACGATGTCCGAGAGCCAGGAGATCGTCCTGCTGCAGACCTTCGCGCGGCGCATCCGCGTCACCCGGCCGATGCTGGTCAACGACGACCTCGGCGCCTTCACCGACTTCGCCAGCATGATCGGCCGGCGCGTCGCTGACTTTGAGAACGCCACCGCCTACGGCCTGTTGGGTTCGGCGAATGGCGATGGCCCGACGCTGAGCACCGGCAACACCACGGTCTTCGGGACCGGCGCCGCGCGGGCGA